GTTGTTCGTGAGATTAACATTGGATACAGTCAGTCACGTAGACTATATGATTGTGACTACAACATGAATGCAAGAGATAGAGGACACCTAGAATTTGGGACTCTCTATTAAGGTCGAAAAAAGAAGAATTGGCGAACTGACCAGACGCCTACAAGAACTCGATGGTACTGAGGTTGAAGTTGGATTCTTTGAAGAAGCCCGTTATGGCCCAGAGAATCATAACTTACCAGTAGCTCAGGTAGCTGCTTACAACAACTTTGGTACTTCATTTAACCCTACGCGTCCGTTCATGGATAATACGTTTGAAGATAATATGAACCAGTTTCATATGATCAGGGGTATTAAGAAAGTCTTTTCTGCTGCGCTCGTAAATGGCCGATCTACTCAACGAATGCTCCGTGTGCTTGGTGAGACGATTGCCGACTTGATGCGTGAAGAAATTGACGACTATCCTGGCTCCAACAGTCCATCGACTATCGCACGTAAGGGTTTCAACGATCCGCTATACGACACAGGTAAGATGCTTGAGTCGGTACGGTTCAAGATCAATTAAGGAGGCTGCTGATGCTATATCCACCTCTTCTCGCCACAGGGCAGGTAACACTCGACGTAACACGTAGAGAGGCTGCTACTACCGTCAGAGGGCGCCCAGTACCCGGTGCTGAGTCTCTGGTGAAGGTTGTATGTAACGTGCAACCAGTGTTGAAATCATCTGACACTATTATCCTACCAGAATCTGACCGCTCTAAAGCTTGCCTAAAGGTTTACACCAAAGGCGGTGAAATGAAAGCATTGAAAGAGGGTGGTAATGGTTGGGCAGCAGATAGATTTGTCTGGGAAGGTGACTTGTATGAAGTCATGAAGGTTATCAATTACCGCATGGGAGTGTTGAACCACTATAAGGCCATTTGCATGAGAATTGAACTGACATGAATATCTATGAAGATCTAGAAGACAGTCTATACAATGTTATCGAAGGTTTGTTCCCTGACTGGAGAATCGTATTCGCTTACACTAACGCACCAGAACCTCAGACTCCTTACCTCGTGATCGATGTTAAGAAGCTGGTACAGTCTGGTGGTGAGTATTCCTCAACACTGGTTGACACTGTGTTTGATCCTGATGCAGTACCAACGACATACATGTCTCAGGACATGCTGGCTAAGGTCAGATTTGAAATCGTAGGGAAGTATGAAGAAAACTCTGTCACATCTGAAATGACCCAGCAACTGCAACTGTTGCTAAGATCCCAAAAAGGATATGAATTGCAAGAACGTAATCGTCTATCGCGTCATGGTCAATTCGCTAATCGTCGTCTACCGCTAAAGCGTGAGACTGATATGTATATGCTTTACCAAGTGGACGCAACGTTCGCTTACACAGCAACTTCTCAAGATGAACAAGACTACATAATTGCGACGGGAATTACTGGTATCTACCACGACGCTGGAAGAGAACCAGACCACGTAATTGTCAACAAGCTTGATATCAACTACCCAACTCCATAAGAGGAACTGAAATGACACGTCTAACAGACATTATCGAAATTCAGATCAGCCGTGAAACTTCTGCGGTTGCTCAGACTAATTTCAACGTCCCAGCTTTTATCTCTGCACACACCAACTTCACTGAACGTGCACGCGTTTATAGTTCGTTGCTTGCAGTAGCTGATGACTTCGCACCAACTGATACAGCCTATATCGCAGCTAGTAAGCTGTTTGGGCAGGCTATTAAACCAGCCAACATTGTCATTGGCCGTCGCCAAATCCCTAGTGCAACTATCAACGTAGCTACTGTGCTGGTGGGGGCGACATACACGATGACAGTTAGTGGTATTGCTGTGACTTACGTAGCCATTACTGGCGATACAGCAATTAAGATTGCCACTGGATTGAAAACATCCTACGATATCACTCCAGCTCCCGGTGTAACAGTGGTTGACAACGGAGACGGGACTCTGACAGTTACTGGCGATGCCAATACTGATTGGTCGGTACGTGTTAGTCCTAACCTGAACAAGGCTAACCCTCCTGCAACAGAATCGTGGTCTTCGACAATTTCTGCTGTACAGAATGCAAACGACACTTGGTATGCACTTACAATTGAGTCTCACGATTCAGCAGATGTGTTGACAGTTGCTGCTGTGATTGAAACCAAGAAAAAGATCTTTGGTACATCTTCTGCCAACGTAGCTGTTAAAGGCTCGGGCGATACAGACATTTTCAGTCAACTGAAAGCATTGTCTTACCAACGTACTTTCGGACTGTACTCTGCAACAGCAGATACCCAGTTCCCTGAATGTGCATGGGTAGGATACCAACTGCAAGAACAACCAGGATCTAACACTTGGGCATACAAAGCACTTGCGGGTGTTACTGTATCCAAGCTATCGGATACCGAAGCCACTAACATCAAAGGCAAAAACGGCAACACTTACGAGTCTGTTGGAGGTCAAAACGTCACTGTTGGCGGTAAGATGTTTGGTGGGGAATGGATCGACGTAATGGTGTTCGTAGATTGGCTGGAAGCACGTATGACTGAACGTCTGTGGTTCCGTATGGCTAACGCTAAGAAAATCCCTTACACCGCTGCTGGTGCCACAATCATTGAGTCCGAAATCCGTGCTCAATTGAACGATGGTATCCGCGTAGGCGGACTGTCAGATAGCCCAAGCCCAGTAGTACGAGTTCCAGATGTTCTGTCTGTTGCTCCTAACCTACGTGCACAGCGTATCTTCGAAGGTATCACTTTTGAAGCACGTCTAGCCGGAGCTATCCACTTCGTTAAAATCAAAGGGACTGTAACCGTGTAGTAATAATCATTTGTATTAAGGAGATAACTTGAGACACTGCCTATATAAAATCACAAATAATATAAATGGAAAGGTTTATGTTGGAATCACTGGTGATCCTAAACGCCGCAAGTACGAACACTTTCGAAAGAAGAGTGGAAGCTTCTCGTTGGTAAGATTGGCAGTGGATAAGTATGGACAGGAAAACTTCAAGTTCGAAGTTTTGGTAGAAGGTGAACGAGACTACATCGTTGACCTTGAGCCAAAGGCTATCTCCTTATACAGAGCGATGGACTACGGTTACAATCTTCAATCTGGAGGATGCCCCGAAAGGGGTTCCACAGTTGAGTATAGATCAGATGATACTCCTGTCTGTGCCGGAGGATTCTGGTTTCCAAATAATAGGACTGCAATTAAAGCTTTGGGATGGAATAAGAAGACATTCTACGCCAGACGTAAGTCCGGGACTCTCCAGCTTGAAGTTAAACCTATTAAAGCTGTAGTACGTCCTAAACGCGGAAGCGAAGAAGACCTAACTAACAGGAGTAACAGCATGAAACAAACACTCAAACTCAAACGAGACACTGTAACCGTTTAATTGCGGTTACACCCTAACAAGGAGACTTAAATGGCTATTACATCGCGTGCTTCTACTTACGCACCTAACCAGATCACCGTTGTTATCACTCAAGAGTCAAGCGGTATCGCCCACGTAGTTTCCGGTTACTCGGAAGACAGTATTGTTGAAATCCAGCGTTCTGCTGAAACATTCACAATGTACACTGGGGCTGATAACACGACAACTCGTGTATACAACGCGAACACTTCGGCTACAATCACTTTGAGCCTGCAACAAACTTCTCAATCGAACGATATCCTGTCCCTTCTTTATGAGAACGATGCTGCAAGTTTGAACTCTGATACTATGTTCTCGATCCAGATCAAGGACAACAGTGGCCGTTCCAACTATTTCAGCGACGATGCCTACATCGGTGTTGTACCTAACTCGGCGTTCAGCAACAGCATGAACACTCGTGATTGGGTTATCCACGCTGCAAACATGTACAGCTACCTTGGTGGTAACGCTAAGATCAACCCTGCGGACGTGGAAACACTTCAAGGGCTTGGTGGAAGCGTAGACGCTCGCTGGCTGTAACACATCGACAAGGGGCTTCCATTCGTGGCGGCCCCTTTTCTTTTATCTATTAGGAGGTATTTATGGCTGTCTCTCTATACTCACCAAAAGATGTGTTCATCTCTGTTGGTGGCATTCACACGGTAACAGGATACGCTGATGGTACATTCGTTCGTATCACTAAAGACATGAGACCATTTTCCAAGTTGCGTGCAATGGACGGAGAAATGGCTCGTATGTACAATGAAGACGAAGGGTTCCGAGTTGAATTGACACTAGCTCAATCATCGGGCACTAACAACGTCTTTACAATGATTTACAACATCGATACTGCGACTCATATGGGAAAGTTCCCTATGATCATCCGAGATTCGAAAGGACAAACAAACTTCTTCGCTGCTACAGCGTGGATCGAACAAATCCCAGATGTTACATTCTCTAACTCCATGGAGACACGTACATGGATCCTGGGATGCTCTGGTGCTGCCATTACGATTGGTGGTAACGGTGACACAAGCCTGTTAGAAGATGGCCTTCTTATGGCTACTGGTGGCTTGTCACTTCTCAAAGAATTTGGCGTATTTTAAGGAGGCGTTATGGCAGGCGATGTATTGACTTACTCTCCATCCAATGTTACACTTGTACTCTGTGGGTACGTCTTGACAGGTGTTGTATCTGTAAGCCTCCAATGGAAGTCCTCTCCGTTCACGGTTAAACGAGGGATCCGGGGACAGCATACACGCATCGGAACAAAAGACAGACAATCCACTGTCACTATCGAAGTACTGCAAACATCTATCACCAAA